GGTAGTCTATAAAAGATTGCACCATTTTCCATAATAGCATGAAATAATGTACTGCGACCTGTAATAGAGCTAATACCAAAGATAATGCAATCTTCAACTTCTCCATGATGTTTTTTAAGATCATATAAATACTCCCTTCTTATTTGTGCGTATTCTACCGGTATGTTTGCATTTAAATAAGCCATAACTACTCCTTATCATATATATCTCCCCAAGTCTTTCCTTTTTCATAATCAACTTTGTTTGGGACTTCCAGATTAACAGCACTCTCCATTATTTCAATTATCTTTTTTGCGTGCGACTCTGACTCTACAGAAAGATCTAATTCATCGTGTATTTGTATGTGTGCAAGAATTCCTTCTTTATATAATTCTAACATAGCTTTTTTAGTCATGTCAGCTGCACTACCTTGAATTAATTTATTTAAAGCTTTGTATGTAAATGCTCTTCTTATCCCTGGTCCATGTTCCCTGAGTGCATCTTCATGAGACATGGCTTTATGCATACCAAACTGGTTTGGTTCCCACAAATGAAAACGGCATAAACGACCTAGAAGAGTACGGATTTGTCCACGCTCTTGAGCTCGATTAGAGGCCGAATTCATTAGTTGTTTAACAAAGGGTACCTTCGCATGGTATTGGTCAAACAATTCTGCTGCTTTATCTTTCGATACGCCTAACTCTGCTTGTAATTTTGCTTTACCCATTCCATAGAATAAACCAAGATTAATTACTTTAGCTTGAGATCTTGGTATCTTTGCAAGATCAGCTACGGTTTGGTGAAAGTCTGTAGATGAATCTGTTTCATATGCATCAACAACATCAAACACTGAAGGAAATTTATGTAAGGCTGCATAATGCACAACCAGTCTTGGTTCCTGCTGTGAGTAGTCAAAACATCCCCAAGTGCATTTATCTTCTGGTAAAAATAATGAACGAATCATAGGTCCTAGATCCTTGTTCCTTGCTGGTAGTTGCTGTAAGTTTGGATTATTATAACTAAATCTTCCAGTGACGGTGCCACCTTGATCTGATCTTATTTGATTAATTTCTGCATGAATACGACCTTTATGTTCGTATTTAATTATGGTATCAATAAAAGTGGTATGAGCTTTATTTATTTCTCTAGCTTGTGCTATCATTTTAACTACAGGATTAGAATGTTCCTGTAAAAAATTTTTAGTAAAGGAAGGTGCATTTGTTTTTTCAGTTCTTTCGTAAGGTAAACCAAGTTTATCAAAAACTTTGGCAATTGATCTTGCAGCCCATATTTGAGGTTCTATTGTACTTTCTTTTTTTATGTTTAGCAGTAACTGCTGTTCTTGTGATAGGAGTTGCTTTTTTAATTCATGAGCTTTTTTCACGTCAACTTTCACACCAAGAAATCTCATGTCTACCAGACAAGGAAATAGATCTGTCTCGAGATTAAATACAGACTCAATATCTTGATAAATAATTTCTTTTTTAAAAATTTGCCAAAGTTCTAAAGTTAATTCTGCATCTTTCTCTGCATAAGATCCAACTTCCATAGCTGGTAATTGCCAAAGATCTGCTTTAGGATCTAAACCCCTAGATTTTGCAGCTTCATTTAAGGCAGCTTCTGATTTACCAAAGCCTAAATAATCCCAAGATAAAGTATTTAAATCATATTTAAATCTATTTTCGTCTATTAATGATGCAGCTATCATTGTATCAACAATCATACCATTTATTTTTATTCCCATGCTTTTAATCCAACACACATCATACATAGCGTTGTGAAAAATTTTTACAGAAGGTGAGGCCATAACATCTTTAAACCATTCTAAAACTTTTTTGCGATCCATGTTTGGCCCTGATCCGTGAGCAATAGGGAAATAAAATTTCCTACCTGGTACAGCAACAGCAATACCAACAACTTCTCCATTACCAATCACAGAACCACTACCTCTGGTTTTTAAATCAGGATCTCTTGTCTCTAAGTCTACAGCAATTTCTTCGTAAGATCTTAAATCTGGATACTCTTCAGGTTCAATCCACTCGGTTTGTGCCTCGAATCTAGGAATTATCATTTTTTAGAATCCTGAATCTTTTTTATTTCTAACTCGCAGTAATGAATTATTTTTTTTAAATCTTGAACACCATCTTTCATTAAATATCTAACGACATATTTTATAACAACTCCTTGAAAAAAAGAGAGATCGTTTTTAGATATAAATTCATAAGGTTGAATTACATAATTTTTATAATGCTTTGGACCTTTTTCTTGTGGAAATGCTTCTTTAAAAATATCTTTATTTGTCATAAGTTATAACCATGCCTTTCTATTTTAGCTCTCATTAAGTATAAATTATTCTTACTTCTTGTGATCCCGACGTACCACACTCTATGTTCTTCATCTCTTTTTCTTATACTTTTTAACACAGCTTCTCTAATTTTCCTAGCGTTATCTAAAACTAGTATAACGTTTTCACATTCTCCACCCTTTGCAGCATGAATGGTTGATACTTTAATTCTTGGATATTCATTTAAATTTTCTTTATTAGATAATAAAAGTCTAATATATAATTTTTCTTCAAGGGGTGCTTTATCAAAAGCTTCAAACCAAGGATGAGTTTTTACCCACTCGTGATGAAGTAAAGTCATATAATCTTGTATATCATCTATATGAATAGACTCTAACTTTTCGCCATTGCACCATTTAGAATAGTTAACAGCTGCTTTGTATAATTTTTTATTATAACTTCTTACGTATTTATTTTCAAAGTTAAGACCTTTTAATTTTAATTGTTTAGCAATCTGAATAGATTTAGTAATTGTTCTAGTTAAAATTAACCAGTTGTCTTTTGATAGATCTACGTTATCTAAATTATTAATTTTTATACAAGAACCCTTTTCCTCTTTTGAATAATAATCTTTTTTTGCTCTCAAACCTTGTATTCTACTCACGACTATATTTGACATTTCTTGAATTTTTATTGGAACTCTTCTAGATTTTTTTAGTACAACTTCCTTTGCTGGTTCTTTAATAAATCTGTCTACATCTGCACCTGCCCAAGTATAAATAGCTTGATCATCATCTCCTGCAAGGTACAAATCATTTGTATTTTTTTTAATTACATCAAACATTTTCCATTGTATTGGTGATAAATCTTGAGCTTCGTCTATAAAAACAACATCAAACTTTGGACAAAGGTGTTCTTTCTCCACAAAGGCATGAATCATATCTGTAAAATCTATTAATTTATTTTTGTCTTTGTATTCAAAATAATTAATTGCAATATGTTTTAAGATTCCTGGTGTAATATCTTTGCTGTATTCACCTGTGCAATACTCATCCCAAACACTAATATCTTTTTCTCTAGCCTTGGTAATTATTTGAAAGTATTCATTATCACATGTTAAATAAGGTGACGTATCTAAATCTTGTCTAACTTTCACACTAATACTTAAAATTTTTCCAAGATCATCATAGTGGTAATCTTGCATTACATTTTCTTCTCTTAACCCTAAAGTATGAAAAGCTAAAGAATGTAAAGTTTGAAAGTAGCGCAAGTCTTTTTTTTGAATAAGTTGATTTTTAAAAAACATTCTTTCTTTTGCTTCTCTTGCAGCTTTTTTAGTAAAAGCAAAATAACCTATTTTTTGAAACTGCGTTCCTGTTCTTATGTACGCTAGTGCTCTTCTAATTAATTTTTCTGTCTTACCTGTACCTGGAGGTCCGTAAAATTTTTTTATCATAGAATATTTTCTTTATCTTTCATTGATATCTTTTCTTCTTGTTCTTCTTCTCTTTCAAAAAAAGACATAGGGATTTTTATACAACGAATAGGGTTGTGAGATTTTTTATCAGTTTCTTTTTTAGGGTATCTTTTTAAATGGCCTAATTCAGCTCTAAAATCTTCAATCAACATTCGACCTGTTTTTTCATATTTTATTTTCCATTCTTTATTTTTTAAATAATTAAAAAAGACTTCCATTGTAAAATAAGCAAAGTCATCTTCTATTAAAATAGATCCACTTCTAAAGGACGCATCACTTACTGCAGGCACTCCATGAATATGGTCTTCTAAATATTTGTGTAGTAATTCTTTTGGCGAAGTTCCTGCTGGAGGTGGTTGTACGGTTTCTGTTTCTTTTAAAGTTTCTATTATAGTTTGAAACTCATCTTGTTTAATTCTTGGTGGAGCAATGGGTGTATGTGCACCAATTAATCTCCTGCACTTCTCCATATCCATTAAATAATTTATATCTCTTGCAACAACTTGTTTACTTTTTTCTCCATCTTGTTTGTCGTTAAAGTGAACGGTAAATCTAAACTCTGGTTCAGGTATGTAATCTATTCTAATTAAAGCAGATAGCTGTGGAAATTTCTTTTGCTTATCAGACATATAACCAAATTGTCGTTTAGCGCATTCTGATTTAATACAATAATTTCTAATAGGATCTTGATCACATAAATGACCTGCAGTAGGTTTTCTCCAAGATTTAATTTTTTCTAAAACTTTTTTGTCTCCCCACTCTTCATCATATAAAATATATTTTCTTGCACCATCTAAAACTTTTTTCTCCCAAAGATCTGGATGTTTTTTCTTACAAAAAACCATGTAGTTAAATAAAAATCTGTCCCTTTCATCAGGTAATTTATTACTATCATCAATTGTTTTTGATATAGCTTGTAGACATGGAGGGCCATCATTAAATTCTTCTGCACCTCCAACTAATATTTTACTAATATGGTCATCAATAAACTCATTTAATTCTTTTTCTGTTTTTAAATTTGCTTCTACAACTTGAATGTATTGATTAAAATTAAACTCAGTGCCATCAAGATTTAAAGCAACTCTTTCTACTTTGTTGTAGTAAGGTAAGTTAATAAAATTACCATTTGTAAAACTACCATCTGGCCCTGTTCCAAGTTCCGTTTGCTTTGGATAAATTTCTGTTGTTGGTTTTAGTTCAAGTGTATATAATAGTTTGTCCAAAAAATTTCTTAAAAAGCTTGCTTTTACTTTTTCTTTTGTATGCACATAGATGTGGAGTCCACCACTTTTTGATTTCACTGGTATAACTGGAAGTTTATTTTTTTCTATTATTTCTAAATATTTTTTTGGGCTAAAATCTTGATAAGCTTTTGAATCAATATCTATAGCACCAAAACAAACCATACCTTCATCGTCACAAGGTTGGATTCCAATCGATTTCTCACCTTTTAAATGTTGTATATAATCAATATTAGTAAGAGGCTTTCCTGCCCAACCATGTTTAACTTTAAATTTTCCTGTTGTAGTATCTTTGTAGCCGTTAGAAATTTCGGCATATCCGTAATCTCTTTTTAATCCATTGAATATCTGTATAAATTTCTGTTCCATGCGATTTTATAGTGGGCATCTCCACGCTAGCTTCAATGCCCACACCCTAGGATTTCTTAATAGTGAGCTGAGTCTGTTGTCTCTTGATCTTCACCATGTTTAACATTGACATCACCTTTACTAATACTTTCAGCAAAAGCTTTTGCCTGTTGATAAAGATCAGCACTCTCTACTTGACCAACCTTGGTTACTTCCCAACCAAACCAAGTTCCCTTGTCATTTGATTGTTGTGTGGTCCTCAGTAAATACTGATGACTAAAAGATGCTGGAGTAAATAATCCATTCTTACCTTTTAGTTTAATGCTCTGCATCATGCTATTCCATTTTCTACTAATTTTTAATTGAGTAGATTTCATAGCGATAAGAGCTGTCGTTGGAACTTTACCTGCAACAATCACAAAGTGCTGTGCAGTCTTCTCAATATAATTACCATTTTGTAATCTATCTTTGAAGTCGGCCCCTCTAGATGTTTTAGTCATGATGTCTGAAGAAGAAGGGTAAATAGTTACCGGTGCTCCCGATCCATCTTTACCTCTATCTTTCCATTCAACATATTCTAGTTTGTAGTAACAAGGAATTACATTAACTCCTTTTTCACCATCAAACAGATCACCTGTTACTGAATTAAAAATCATTCCAGGTGATGCTCCCTCTACATACTTACCATCTCTTTTGTTTACCTCTGGAGATAGTTGACCAAGTATTTTAAGAAATGGTAATGCTAAATCATCTTGACCCACATTCTCCATTCCTAAGTTTGCATCAGCTTCAAATACTGGTGCAGCCAACGCATTGTTGGACTTTTTCGTAAGCGTTTGTTCTTTGCTCATCGTTCGTTCTCCTATTTACTTGTTATTTTGGTTCTGTTTCCTGCGAACACATTAAATAAGTCCGTGGGCATCTCTTGTCCAGACTCGAGACGCTCACGAACTAATGCTTTAAGTGTCATGGGTTCAACCTTTAACTTCTGGACAGGTTGATATCCTTGACCTTGTGCAAGGTTAGCATAAGCTATTGCCTTGTTATCTTCGTTACGACCAAAGGAAACGGTAATCTCATTTTTAATAAGATCACCTAGGTTATGATTACGAAGCCAGTTAAATGCCTCTTCTTTCTTTGCTGGAGAAATAGAAGCACCATAAACAGGTTTTACTTCAACAGAAGATCCATCTTCTAGTTTAAGTGAAGATAAATTCATTTCTTGCATCATGGTAGGAATAACCTCACCAGAAATGACCTCAATATCTTTTTTTAATTTTTTGATTGCATCTTCTTTTTTAGCTAAATCATCTTCCATAGATTTTAATTTTAGAACTTGATTTGCTAACGACTTTGCATCATCGACTTTAGTCAATGTTGTTTGTCTATCTTGTTCAAAGTTTATACTCATGTTATTACTCCTTTCTAATGCTAGTTATAATTACATAAAATCCTATGTCAAGGCTAATCTTCAATTTTTCCTTTCTCGTATAGGTTGACTTTTATAGGGTAATATAACTTTTCTTGTCTATCCCATTTTAAAAAATTAAATTTTCCATTGGTAATATCAGAGACTATTGAACAAGCTACACCGATTATGGCAGGATCTCCTGTTAATAATAAATAATCTTCTTCTGTAAAATTTTTTAATAGTTTTCTTAATTTAAACACCAAGGGACCAGGTGACATAATAATTTGTGAATTTTCAGGCAACAATGAGACTAGTTCGCCATATTTAGTTGCGCCCATTATATTGTATTTTGGAGTTCCTGTTTTAGTTCCAGGTAATTCTTGAATAACGTAAACTTTTTTAGTCATAACTTTCTTGACTTATTATTTAACATGTTTATATTCCTTTGCAAGAAAGAATAGCAAATTATATATGGATTACAAATTTAAAACAAAGCCATACAAGCATCAATTAGATGCCTTAAAAAAGTCATGGGATAAGCGTTTTTTTGCTTATTTTATGGAGATGGGCACTGGTAAGTCTAAAGTTTTAATAGACAATATATCTATGCTTTATGATCAAGGTAAGATAAATGGGGCATTAATCGTTGCACCAAAAGGTGTTTATAAAAATTGGTATGATTTAGAAATACCTACACACATGGTTAAACACATTGAAAAAAAGATGGTGCTTTGGCAAGCCACCATTAGTCAAAAACAACAATTATTATTAAATAGTTTATTTGAAACAGGTGAGGATTTACATATTTTAATTATGAATGTAGAATCATTGTCGACTCAAAAAGGTTATGATTTTGCTCAAAAGTTTTTGTTTTCTCATAGAACCTTAATGGCTATCGATGAAAGCACTACCATAAAAAATCCTGGAGCAAAGAGAACTCAAAATATTTGTAAATTAGGATTAGCTTCTAGATACAATAGAATATTAACTGGCTCACCAGTTACAAAATCTCCTTTAGATTTATTTAAACAATGTGAATTTTTAAAGCCAGATTTATTAGGTTTTACATCTTATTATGCTTTTAGAGCTAGATATGCAAAATTAAAAACTGCTAATTTTGGAGGTAAATCTTTTCAACTTGTAATAGGATATAAAAATTTAGATGAATTATCTAAAAACATTAAACCTTTTTCATCTAGAATTTTAAAAAAAGATTGCTTAGATTTACCTCCATACACCTATATGAAAAGAATTATTCAATTATCTGCAGAACAAAAAAGTGTTTATGAACAAATGAAAAAACAGGCCGTGGCGTTTTTAAGAGGTAAAAGTATGACTACTGCAACAGCTTTAGTGCAACTAATGAGACTTCAACAAATTACTTGTGGTCATTTTAAAGATGATAAAGGTAAAACATTACAATTAAAAAACAATAGAATCACAGAACTTTTAAAAGTTTTAGAAGAAACTGAGGGTAAAGCAATTATCTGGTGTCATTGGAGACATGATATAGAGAGTGTTGTTAAAGCAATTACCACTGCAAAAGATAGTGAAAATAATTTATTGTATGGTCCTCGATCCGTGGTTACTTATTATGGTGACACCTCAGATGAAGATCGTCAAAAAGCAATTAAATTAATACAAGATCCTTCAAGTAAGGTTAGATTTTTAGTAGGCACCACTCAAACGGCCGGTTATGGATTAACTTTAACAGAAGCGAATACCATGATTTATTTTTCAAATGGTTATGATCTTGAAAAAAGAACTCAATCTGAAGCACGTATTAATCGTATAGGTCAAAAAAGAAAAATGACTTATGTAGATATTATTTGTGAAAATACGGTTGACGAAAAAATTGTTAAAGCACTACGAAAGAAAATTAATATTGCCAGTGAGATTATGGGTGAAGAAATTAAAAATTGGATTTAATTTAAAAATAAATTAAATAATCCAACTAAAGTTAAGATAGTAGTAAAAGCACCTCCAATAACCCAGTAAATCATGTTGTCTACTTTTTTTTCTATCTTAGATACATCATCATGAAGATGTTTAATATCTTTTTTAAAACCTTCAACGTGTCCATATAATGCCATTAAATGTTCTCCTGTTGTTTTTGGATGTTTACCATTAGCCATTATACTCTCCTAAATAAATTAAATCTATTACCAATATTGTCTGCCCTAGTTAATTCAGTTAATGTAGGTTGTTGTATGGTTTGAGCTATAACTTGTGGACTTGTTGATGTTCCTATACCCACGGAAACTGGTAAATTAACTTTTGGTTCAGGTTCATCAAATTGAAAACTAGTAATTCGTTCTGGTAGCTCTCTTACATCAAGAGTAGGATCAGTAAACGCTTCATTTATAATTTCTTCAAACTCATTAGAACTTGATTCTAAATCTATGAAACCTAAATTTCTCTTAACAACTCTGAATGCATTTTCAATTTCAACCACACTCTCATTAAATAAATCGGCAGCAACTGGATTTTCATTTTCTAATCTTCTTCTTAAAGCTGCAAATCTTTCTCTACTAAATGTTGGAGGAGAAAATCTGCCATTTAAAATTTTTTGTGCAGTTCCTTTTGTAAAACGATCTGTTAGTTGTTTATATAATTCAAGCCTGCTTATGCCTAATTCTTCACCATCTTGTAATACTTGAAAAAATTTTTTTTGACTAATAAAGCTATTTCTCATGTGATCTCTATAAGCAGCTAATTTTTCTTCCGGACTAGTGTTTGCAGAATATGCTATAGAAGAAAATTTTCTATTTAAAGCACCTCGATCTTTATTATATGAAGTTATTATAAATGGTAAACTTGATAAAGGTTTTACCTCTTGAACACGAATACCTGACAATAAAGCTAAGGCTTCATCTTTAGTATTTCTAGCAGTTCCTGAATCAGTAAATCTTCCAGTAGCACCTTCATATATTCTAGTTGCTGATCTAAAAGCACCAGGCTCTAAACCTCCTATTATATGTTCAAGACTTCTAGCAAGTTTAACACTTAATGAGTCTACTCTATTATCATATATTAATTTTCCTTGTCTAGTTTCTCCTCGTCTTAAAGTAACATCTGTTATTCTTTCTGTCCCAATAGACTCTGTAATAAATGGATCTAATAATTCAGGAATAGCACCAGGAGAGTCGGGCGTTCCATATAAAGCGTTAAATATTATTTCATCAACGCTTTCTTTTTTTAATCTACCATCACCTACTGCATTTAAAACTGCGTTAATGGGTCTAACTAAAGTATCGTATGGATTTGAATATGAAAAATTAAAATATTTAAAATTACCATTTTCATCTGGAGATGTTAAAGGAATTAGAGTGGCGTTTCTTTCATATCCAGGAACAAAAGATCTTCTAGCTCTATCCATAATCTCGTCGGTTACACCTGTTACATATCCAGCTGTATTAGATACGATTGCTCCAATGCCTCCAAATGTAGCTGAAGCTCCAATCAATCTTCTAGCCCCCATTTGTCTTATAAAAGGGTTTGTGCTAGTTAATTCTCTAGCACCTATTGATAGTAAATTACCACTTGTTCTTAAAATTTCTGCAGGAAAAGCTATAAAATTACCAAGAGGTAAGTTTCTTATAGATTTTATAATGTTAGGAACTTTACTATAAGTAGGTATAGTGTTTGTAACCAAATAAGCAGAGACTTCTTTTAATGCTTCTTCTGCTGTTTTTTTAGCACCGGTTACTCCACTTGTTTCAATGAATTCATCTTTTGCAACCGTTTTATACCAATCTTTTACTTGATCTAAAACTTTATTAGGAGTTGCTTTTGGATCTCCAAACGCTTGCCGTAAAGCAGATTGATAAAATCTGTCAGAGTAAACTTTCCAAACGTTATCACCTCCCTGATACACATCAACAAATTTTTGAACGGTTGGATTCTGCATGAAAGAATCAAAACTAATTTTTCCACCTTTAGCTTTATTTAAAATATTTCTTAATTCATTAACTTGAATGTTTTGATCTATAACACCTCTAGCTACCATATCTTCTATTTCTTCATTTAATTTTTTAATATTTATTCTAGCTCCAGTAAAAATATCATCAGCTACTAGTTTAAAAGCATCAGCAACAGAAGATCTGCCACCTATTAAACCACTAGCTAAAGGAAAAAAAGAAGCTGTGGTTACGTTTCTTATTTGAGTCATAGGAGAAAAAATAGTTTTTGCTATTTGACCTCCAGCTTTAAACTGCATAATTGCTTTATAAAAATCATTATCAAAAAAATTATCAAAAGCTACTTTTGAAGAAAGTAGTCCATTAGCTATTTCTGGCAGTGTATAATAACCTCCTGTAAATAAATTAGATTCAGTTACTACATCCCCTATATCTGTTTTTATATTATCTATACTTGAAGGTTTTATCATTTGTAACCTTGCAGGATTTACTCCTTTATCTGCGGCTTCACTTAAATTTTTAAATATCAAATTATTTTTTACAAATTGTTTTTCTGCTAAATCAAAATAATTTCTTTTATAAGCTTGTTTATTGTTATAAATAATTGTTTCTAAAAGTGATGTAGTATAATCTTTTATTTCAACCTTTTGTCCTTTTGGAGTGCTTAGAAATCTTTTTATTGCATCTGGAAATGTTTCTCCTGGTTTTAATTTATCTAAATCTTTTTTTATAATTTGTGAAATATTATTAAAATATTTATTTATATTTCCGCCTGAGGTAATAACTGCTTGTTTAATTAAATTTAATCTTGAAAAAGCATTGTCATCTATAGCTCTTGTTAACTCTGAACCTTTTTTACCTTTAAATATATTTTGTAAATCGACTTTATTACTTTTAATAATTTTTTTCATTTGTTCAAAAGCATCTTGAGTTACTTTTGCATTAAATTTATACACTCCTTTATCTTTTAAAAGTTTTTCATCATAACCTAAATCAAATTTAAATTTTCCATTATTAAAAGACGCGAATCTTTGTTTAAAAAAGTTATCTGCATTTGTAGTTATATTTTTGGAAATTACTTGATAAGATTTTTTCTTACTTTGAGCCAGTAATTTACCATATCTCATATTAGATTCTTTTAAAAGTTGTTTAAATTCTTTTGCATATGGTTGAACATCTTTATTTATTTCTTTAAATAAAATTTCAGCACCATTTGAACCTTTTCTACTTGTAGCTTTAATATAATCAAATATTTTATTTTTTTCTATTTGAACTGCATCCATTATATTTCTTTTAATATCACCATTAGTGATACTATCAAAAACACTAGTTTTAATTCCTTTTATAGAATTATATAAACTATCATTAATTCTTTTATCTAGTCTAGCTAGAGTTTTAATTTCACCTTCTAATTTTGCAGTTACTTTATCACCCTCTGCTTTTAACGCGGGATTATTAATACCAGCAGACTTAAGTTGATTCTTTGTTCTGTCTGCATATTTACCTAATCTTTGAAAAAAACTTCCTTCAGTTGCATCATAAAATTTCCATTCTTTTGAATCAGGTAAACTTTTTAAAGGCTTAGAAAAAAGATCACCGCTTTTTATAACCGCAGATCTAATTAAAGAAGATTCTCCTTTACCTGCAATTAATTCAGAAGCTTTTTGTACAGGAACATCTAATAATCGAAAAGCTCCAGTCACACCTTTTTCTATTCCAATAGGACCTAAAGATGAAGTATATGCTTTACCTAAAAGTTTTGCTCCTAATGTGCCTGCTACGGGCAACATAGGAATGGCAGCACCAATTGTTGTCCCCTCTGCACCAAATAAAAATTTTTGTTTTAAAGCTGCTGCTGCTCTTTCTCGCCCTTCAAGTTCATCTAAATTAGTTTCTTCTTTTAAACCAAATGTTTCTGAAATAGTTAAATTTTCTCCAGGAACAGAAACAGCTATATCTGTAGCTCCACTTAAAGCTCCAAAATATCCTGCACGTCTAGCAATTTCTGCACTTTTTGCACCAACACCAGATAATTTATCTAACCTATTTACTGCAGTTGCTCCTTTTAATATTTTAATACCACTACCTACTTTAGATGCTACTCCTAATGGTAGACCAAACTGAACTAAAGTTTGAACAAGTTCTCCAACTCCTGTTCTTGCGTCTGGTGTATATTTATCAAAAAAATCAGTTATTTTTTCTGAAAAATTTGTATCTAAAGCATAGTCTAAGGGTAATGCTCCTAGTTGAACTAATCCTTGAATAGCATCTGATAAACCTCCCACGGGAGCTCTAAATAAATCTAAAGCATAGTCTCCAAAACTAGTTTCTCCTAAAGGCGTTTCGTATTCAAGACGATCTAATCTATCGTTATCTGCTTGTGAGCTTATATTTAAAAGTTCTGTAAAATAATCTTGAGCCATCAGAGCTCCTATATTGTATTAGGTGGTAAAATTAAATTAACACCATACTTACTATTAAAAGCCCCTACGTCATTTGTAGTTCTAATATAAGCAAAATCAGATAAAGCTTCTTGACTATTAGCTAATAATTGAACAATATCATCTGTAATTTCTTTTGGTAATCTATTTCTTAATTCACTAAAACTTAATTTTTCAACAGGTTTTAATGGAACGGATTGACTTTCCTCTATGACTTCAGTGGCTTCTATTGTATTTTGTGGATTAGGAGTGCCTTGTTGTAAGTTAACTCTTCCCCCTGTAGCATATACACTTACACCACCTAATTCTGCAGCAGTTTCTGCAATCTTTAAAACTTGTTTAGCTTTTTGTAATTTTTCTTTATCTCTTTGACTTAAATTTGTTTTACCTTCTAATTTTTTTACTACGGTTCTGGCATTATCTATTTCAAACCTATTTGTTGTTAAATAAGCTTGATAGTATTTTTTATCATCTCCTTGAGGCCCTAATATTTGATTCCAAGCTTCTAATTCTAATTGAGTTTTAGTTTTTTTATTATTAGGATCTTTAAGTTTTGCATTAACAAATGCTTGCACACTTTTTTCAGTGTTATTTAATTTTGATTGAGCAGCCTCTTTTGTTTTATAATTTTCATAAGCTCTTAAAACATTTTTCTTTTTATCTTTTCTTTTTTCGGTTGCAACTTTTAAAAGTTCATCTGAAACGACAGAAGCTTTATCCGCTATAGTTCCTGCAGTTCCTATACCTTTTGCAAGTATTAACGCAGCCTCTCCTTTACTTATTCCAGATCCTGTTAATCTATCTAATAATTCAGCCTCCTCTGTAATTTCTTGTTCCTTGGATTTTTTTGTAAGTTCATCTAAATCAACCTTTCTATCTGAAACTACATTTTTAACTATTTTATCAATGTTTACTTCTCCACCAGATAATGAATCACCCTCATCTAATTCGGCAATATCATCAGATGTAGCTGATTGATCATTAACTCCAACTCCTTCATTAATTCCTTTAGATGCTGATGTAGTTAAATTAATGTTTTCTGCAATAGTGCCAGAAGGATTTAAAAATTCAAAACCTGTATTTGTTTGAAAAAAACTTCCTTTAGGATTTAAAAAAGGAGATTGATAATTAGGATTAGTAAATCTTTCTCCTAAAATTAATTTAGCTATACCACTAGGTTCACCAGATTCTTTTCGTTCTCTCATTTTTTTTAAATATTCTTGATAGCCTGTATTATCTCCAGTTGTTGTACCAAAATTTAAAAATCCAAAACCAGAGTTAGCTCTAACTCTTGGAGTTAAACTATCAATACCTGTTGGCGTTCCGCCACGTCTTAATGAAGGTCTTTTATAAAACATTACCCTCTCCCCAAAATACTACCTAAACCATAAGCAGATAATCCAACTTGTAGGGCTTGTGATAATGGACTAGCTACTGCTGCTGCCGGTTGTGTAACTTGTGTTTGTGATGGTACACCACCTGCTTGAGAAGCCAAACCTGATCCTAAAATTCCTAGTCTACTAAATGGTTCTTGGTATGCGAGTTGTGCTCTTTGTTGTGCAGCATCTTGTAAAGCTTGTGAAAATGCTAAAGCACCTGTTCCTGCAGTACCTAATTGTTGTTGTGTTGTTGCAGCAAGAGATGGTTGTAATGATGCAAGACCTCTTTGTTGTGTAAATGCTTGGTTTGCTAATTGATTTGCTTGTGTAAATCCTTGTTGTAATAATTGTGCCTGTAGAGCTGCTCGGTTCTTGTCACTTTGTGATTGATACTCGGCTAATGCTACACCTTCTCTACCACCACCAAAAGCTCCAGCTTGAAGAGCCTGTGCCTGCAACGCAGGTATGCCTGCAGCTGCTTGTCTATCAAACTCTGCAAGAGTTGTATCAATAACTTGTTGTTGATACGGAGACATAAATTGTTGAAAAGCTTGTGGTCCAGAATAAGCTGCCGCTTGATCAAAGAAAGGTTGAAAACCTTGAACACCTGTTCCTGTTCCAACTCCCGTTATTTGTCCATCTGTGCCAAAAGTTAATTGACCTAAACCTGCTTGGGTTGCAGCTGCTTGTTGTGCTGCTTGTGTTAATGGATCTACTCCAGCGATTGTAGGTCCAAGTTCCGCGAGTGTTGGTACACCTGCCGTGCCTGGCGCACGACCAGCTGCTTGTGTTAATAAATCAATATACTCTTCTTGAGCTGCTTCTAAAAAGGGTGCTCGTCTAGTAGTTGTTGTGTATTCTTGTACTGCCATTATGCTCTTCCTACTTTTTCTGCTTGTTTCATAACGTTATATAGTTTTTGTGCTCCTCTTTCAACATCGCCATTACCTATTCCTCTAACAGCATCTGCTGTCATAACAAACTCATTTTTAGATAACATAGCTGGAACATCATCTGCTTTTTCTTTAATACCTACTGGAACAAAACCACCAGTTTGTCTATAATCTAATTCTTCAATCCCTACACTATTTTTTCTTACAGGCACCTCACTACCCATATTGTAGTTTACTCTACCCCCTTGAGCTTTTTTTAATTTCAATATCTCTTTTAATAAAGCGGCATCTTTTAAATATTTTAAAGGTTCATCCATTACTTTTTTAATTTCTGCTATATTTTTACCTATGCTTTTATAGGCCTCTGTAAATTTTGGAGTTCTTCCAGCTAATTGCCTAATGATAGATGTTTTTTCAGCAGCACTAAATATTTCTTTACCTGCTTCTGCTGCCTTTTTAATATTTTTCATACCTATTAATAAACCTGCGGGTAAAGCAGCAGATCCACCCTCTAACATGTCTTCAAGTTTCTCATTCATTGGATCTATTTGTAAAGGTTTAAAATTTTTTGATTTACCTAATTTAAAACCTGTTCTTCCACCTTTTGCTAATTTTTGTGAAAACTCATTTCTTAAAATTGTTTTTAATATTTCAATTTGATCTTTATCATTTTGTCTCATAGCTTCTTCTAATAGTCTGAATGTTTCCATCATTCGACCACCACCACTAGAAAAACCTATTCTTCCGCCCTCTGCTTTTTTATTTAATATTTCTAATATACCCTTACTAGATCCTTTATACTCCATACTATCTATATCAAAATCTTCATCACTAGTAATCATCATAGCATCTCCGATACCTATATTTTTATCAGATGCTAATTTTATAGCTGCTTGAACATATTTGTTTTGAAATTCTCTGGTGTTTTTATCTGTGCCATTAGCAAAACCTATTCTTCCACCTTCTTTCATGCCACTAATCCCTAAAAAGTCTAATGCAAAATCCATCAACTTAACTCCTTTTGCTTTTGCACCACTATCTGAATATTGGATTAACATATCTTCAAAACCTGCTCTATCAAAACCAGTTCTTTCACTTGTAAATAATTTCATAACATTACCTACTCCAGCCATTAACATGTCTTCATCTTCTTTATTTTTATCCATCATAGATAGAATACCTTCTTTATCTTCAACTTTTTCACCGAATCTAAACCCTATTCTTCCGCCTTGGGCTTCTTCAGTTCTTTCGTTTTTTTTATTTTTAACAGAATCGATGTCTGCCTGTGTTGCTTCTGCAATAGACATAATAGTTTCTTCATCCATTCCTTTAGCTAACATATCTTTTATCATAGCAAATTTTGTATTAGCTCCTTCATCAAAACCTATTCTTCCGCCGTCTTTCTTACCACCAAAAAAGTTTGCTAAGTTATTTGCATAAAATTCTTTTTTCTCTTCAAACTTAGCATCATCAATTACTGAATTAAATTCTTCCTCAGTAATATCTTGACCAGCTTCATTAGCAATTTTTTTAGCATCTAAATATGTTAAGCCAAAAGCACCTGCTGCCAATACTACACTTTTATCTAAATCATAACCTACAACGTTTCCAGATTGGTCTGTTCTTGGTGTATAAAAAACAGCTCTGCCACCTTTTTTTATTAAATCTGAAATATTTTCAGTAACACCTTTAAAGTCTTTATTTCTAACGTTAGTAAGAAGACTATTTTTTGTTGTTGTTATTCCAGGGGTAGCAGCATCAACAACACTAGCTCCTGTTTCTAATCCACCAGAGTCAATTATAGATCCTACTCCTTGGTTAGTTGCTGTAACAACATCATCTGCATCAACTAAGAAATCCGCTGTTTTAGTATCACCTATAGCTTGTACATCTCTACCTCGTTGTGCAATTGCTTCTCCTGCTGCTCGTTGATTTCTTTGATCTAAAAATTTACCTAAACCTGTTTCTGTTCCTATGGGTGAACTGAAACCTGCTGTAAATCCAGAGGGTGTAAAAGCACTTAGACTAGGGGCTTGAAATCCTGCACCACCTATAAATCTAGCTGCTTGACCACCTCCATAAGTTAAGGCACCTCTTTTTAAAGCGTCACCAAAATCTCCTGTTTGATCAAAACTACCTATGCCAGCCATAGCTGCTGCAACTTGTGGGTTAAAAGGTGCAACAAATGGAGCGGCAGCGGTTGCCACTTTAGATATTTCGTTAGGTATAATTTTTCTGATAGTTCTTCCTATTTTTTTCAACAATCCAAAACCTGTTCTACTGCCCATTGGAATACCAGCGTAATCACCACCTCCAATAGTTCCAGAAGAGAGATTCATGATACCCCCACCTTTTCTTAATTGTCTATTCATTTGTCCTCTAGAAATCGTCATAGTTTATTTATGTTAAAATTGTGGCAGGTGTAAAATCCTGAATTTTATAATCTACTTGGTTTTTGTAAATAAATCAAGACTAGGCATGATAACTTTTACATCTTGAGCCATATCCTCGTTTTTATAGCCTTTAGCCTCCCAGTCTTTTCTTTCCTTAAAAATCTCCCCTGTTTGCTTATGTCTATAAGTTGTTTCTACTTTTGCAGGTTTTAATTCAGTCATTATGTTGTTACCTCTCTTGGTTGTATTTCCATTATTGAAGCTATGACAAATAATTCATTTGCGTCAGCAGCTTGCACTTTAAGTATCTCACTCTCTTCCATTACTAGAGGTTGATTTAAAAGTTCTGTTGTTGCTTTAGATGCTATAGCTTTATCTTTAAATAAATTAAATATAGCACCACTAGAGTCTACTAAGGTTATTGTAATTGTGCTTCCCGATCCTGCATCTTCAGATACTAATATTGATTTAACAATTGTTGTGGTAGCTGTGGGAACCGTGTATAAAGTAGTCAAATCACTTGTGGTTAAATCTACTTTTTTATTTTTAAAATTATTAGCCATTAATCTAAAAAGAAGTTAAATGCTTCTACCTCATCTTTTAATTCTTGTTGAAACGTTGTGTTTAATTTTTGTATTACTGCATCTAAATCTCTAACCTGAGAGTCTGCAACTCTTTGATCATACTCTTTACTAGGTCTTGTTAATGTTTGTACTATCTTTGCCATAATTAAAATGGTGTTCCAGGGGTATCATCTGTTCCACCCCTGCTTACACTTCCTTCTATATTTCCTCCACCGCCACCGCCACCTTGATAATCAGATGTACCAATATTAGGATCTTGTGGTCCAAATGGATTTTGTTTTCTTTGTATATCTTTTTTAACTTCATCAAAAGACTTACCATATGTTTGTTGATAAAATTGATCCGCAGCTATTGGGTCTAAACTTCTTAATCCTTCTAATGCGTATGATCTAAAAGAACTAGATCCTGGTTGTAAAAAATTACTTTGTAATATTGTTGGTCCAACATTATATCCAAACTTATCTTTAAAGAAACCTGTGTTTGGATCAGTATACACCCCTTGAGCTAAAGGATTTGGAACGTTAGGTTGATTAGCTCTACCAAAAGCATCAAATAAAAAATTCGCTCCTGGAATACCTGTAGCTAAACCAAATAAACCACCAGCTATTTTTGAACTATATTTATTAAAAGTATCTCTAATTGGTTTTGAAATACTCATTAGTCCTGAATACATAGAATCTCTGTTATCACTATAGGGTCTAATATTTGATTCAAAAGTATCTGCTCCTAAATTAATATTTTGAGAAGGTGTGTTTATTGTAGACTCATAAACTTGACCTCCAATAGTTCTCACTGGATCTATTTCTAAAACTCCCATCAATTCATTTAAAGTTGCCATTATCTTCTACCATCCGGTTGTATATCTAATCTAAATGTGCCAAGTTTCCAATCTTGACCTGTCCCGGTATTTTCTACTTTAAAAGATATCGCCCTTGCTCGAGCACGTGTATCTACTTTTGTTGTAGAGGAAGTTATTGTAAAAGGTCCTAATGGAGAGCTAGATTGAGAACTATTAGAATAATTTCTTAAATTTAAAGTTATTTGTGTGTTACCTGTTTGAGAAATAAAATCAGGAACAAATCTTCTAATTTTCATAGTGACCTCACCATCTCCACCTAAACTTTCTTGGTTAATATCAAAATCTCCTGATTCAATATTAGCAGCGATTGCAGTAGTTGCCTCTGTAGAAACATCATCATTTCCTTTTTCATGCTCATAGTAAACGGTTGATCCATCTGTATTACCTACAACATCAAAAGAAGTATCAACGCTAATACTATATTCAGTAGCATGAGGTAAACCAAAAACAGAAGAATCTTGCCAAGTGGTTCTTGCTAAAGTTCCTGTTGTCCAAATAGGTCTTTGGGGTGTAGAATTAAAATAATTATAAGTTACAGATCTATTTATAAAAGTTGAATTTTCTGTGCAATAAAACCAAGATACTTCACCAAACAAATTATTTAAACCTACGTTGATAAGTTGTGATGCATTGGTATTTAAATCATCATAAACAAAGTCTTCAACTAAACAAGGTAGAGATTCTAAATTACCAGCATATTTAAAGAAACCATTTTCTGACATCCAGTATGCAGCTCCATCAACTTCAACCGCTGCGTTTTGACCAATCAATCCGCAGTTTGTTCCTACTTGTTCAAAACCAAAAGTAAAAGGTGGACCAATAAAACGCATCGTAAATAAAGCTGTGTCCGTCCAAACATAAATTGCATTTCTACCTCTAACTGCTCCTACGATCCGCGATCCGTCAGCCAGTCTTTGTGTACCAGCTGTATTGGTTGCTGTAGGCGTATAAGTATTAATGTCCTCTTGATCTGAGAATCTAATAAACATATCATCTTGTGTAGATTTATCTCCTATTGTAGTTTCAGTGCCAAAGAAAACTAAGTGACGATCTGGTGTGGATACTAACATGTCTCTTGATGCTGTTGGTGCTCCAGTAATAATAGCTGCTCTTGTAGAAGTCGAACCATTAGAGTCCCATTGAAAAACTTCTCCATTGTGAATTAACGCTATAACAACATCACCAAAATTATCTATAGACCATAAACCTGGATCTGTAATTTTATCACCACTGGCTGCTTCACCCCAAGCAACATAATCAGTGCTGTTGCTTACTGCAGCTCCACTAGAATGAGAGGATCTTGTTGATCCTCGAACCGCTCTTGTAATTCCTGTAATGTCATTACCTGAT